TGGCATAGTTAGGTCATATTTTGACGTGCGTGCAATGGTCCCAATTGTGTCATCTACTGTGACTGGGACCGTTGCTTGTGCATAGGCCATCGGCTTGCCAGTTGAAACCATGACTCCATCAGGTGAATGCAACTGCAATCGTAGGAAGTGGTTGCGCACCGGTTGTAGGCGTGCAAGTGTTGGACCTCCTAGACACAGGGTCACGAGTGAGCCAAATAGACCCCACGTACCAGTGGGTGTGAGCAAAATAAGCTCATGATCTGGCGATGTTGTCCGACGGTCTACAAGGTAAGACACCGTCCTAACAGGTATACCCATGACAGTGCGTCGTACGACAAGATTGTCCACACTGTAATTCCAAACCTCATGGGTGTATTCTCCTCCTCCGGTCACACGATAATGGACCCGGTTACGTTCGTCAAAGGTGAACGAGTAGTTCTCAGCACACCGCGCCACCTGATGTGGCTGAAAGGTGTAAATAACGGTGGGTGATGCCCACTCGACCAACCGTGACGGCATATCCAGGTACTGGTCTACGTCGACCAGTGCGACAAGAGGACGCTCAGGGAGTGAAGGGCTCGACGGTGGGACGGTAGTATCTTTGAACCAATAAAAACTTCTGCTACCTTCCCTGTGATTACGAAGATCACCATTGGACATTTGGTACATATGTGGATTTAACCCGAGATTTTGTCCAAGCCGCGTAATGAAACTGGATGCGGAGGAACGATCCGCCGCCGCCAGTCCATGTGTATGCCCCTCAGCCGGACGGTGTTGAGTCCAACTCAGATCCACAAAAGTTGTGCGTGTGGTCTGAGGATCTTTGTCCGGTCTTTTCTTGAGACGGTCAACAATAACCGAAACCGCATAACGAAGTCGCTCTTCTGAAATCCAACCTTTGTAATATGCGATGGCGATTGCTGTTACCGTGATGCCGAGTATCTTCCCGGCAGTCGTGCCACGCTGACGCCAGCGGGCACGTGATTGTTCTTCATGGAAAGGCTGTCGGGTCTTTAATTCATCCTGGACCCGTAAGTATGCCAACCTGTTGTTGGCGTAGGCTATGGTTTCAGCCTTCCCAGTTACTTCACTTAACGTGCGGCGACCGCGCCGCAATTTTACGCCGAGGGTCAACGTTGACACCCCGGATGCTGCTAACGCTAGCAGTGTGGAGAGAATGCTGTACTGACCAG